GGAATTGCAACAACCATAACAAGCGGAGAACGCATTGTTTTGGCGTCAGGCACAACCGTGAATCGTTATGTTCGTTCGAACATTACGACAAGCGGAACAGGAAGTATAACTACTAGCATCGCGTTTGCGCGGAGGTAAAATAAATGCCAACATTTCGTCATGGTAAAAATGCAACATTCAAGATCGGATCTTCGGGAACTCCAGGAACAGTAGTAGACATTTCCGCTGGTCTGACAGATGTTACATTTCCACGTTCTATCGAAACTGCTGAAACAACAGCGTTCGGATCAACAGCAAAGTCCTATGTAGTCGGGCTAACAGATGCAACTATCAGTTGCTCAGGAACATTCGACTCAACATTTGATGCACAACTAGCAGGTCTTGCTGGTGTGGATACTGTTTCATTCGAATACTCACCAGCAGGAACTACGGCTGGATACATCAAGTATTCAGGCACTTGTGTAATGACATCTTATGAGGTTTCATCTACAGTTGGTGACGTAGTAAAAGCAAAAGCAGATTTTCAAGTAACTGGCGCGATCACTCGCGGCACTAACTAATCTGATCACAACTAAATAAAATCAAACTTCGAGTCCTCGAGACCCAACTAAGGAGAGCAACGTGTCCCTAAGAGACCAAATTCTAAACAAGCAAGACATTCCATCAGAGATCGTCAAGATCAAAGAGTGGGATACAGAAGTCAAAGTTCAAGGTATGACTGGCGCAGAGCGCACAAGAATTCTTGATCTTGCCATGCAAGAAGGCGATGGAACGATGAACCTGCAAATGGTTTATCCAGAAATCGTTATTAGCACAGCGTTTGATCCTGAAACAGGAGAACAGATTTTCACTCCTACCGATCGAGCCGCGTTGCTCTCCAAATCAGCCGTAGCACTAGACCGACTTGCAACAGTTGGTATGCGTCTATCAGGTTTCACACAAGACACCGCAGACGCATTGGGAAAAGACTCGTCCGAAACGGTTATCGAAGATTCGTCTTTGAACTAGCGGAAAGATTGGGAAGGACTGTTGATGAATTACTCAACGGCAGTCCTTCCCATAACCCAATTTCGGCAGTAGAACTTTCCGAATGGGAAGCGTTAGAAAAACTCCGCGTCTGGGAACAAGAACAGGCAAATAGACGATAGGCGGTGAACGATGGCAGACTATGAAGTAAAAGGCAGGATGACGTTAGACTCAACGTCATTCGTTGCGTCTGCTGATCGCGCTTCCGCGTCAATCAATAATCTAAACGGCAAGGCTTCTGCCGCAGGTGGCACAGGCATGATGTTGCTTCGTCGTGGAGCATTTGCCGCCGCCGCAGGATTAGGCGCATTAGCCGCCGCAGGTGTCAAAGCCGCATCTGATTACCAGCAAGCAAACATCGCATTTACAACAATGCTCGGTTCGGCAGAAAAGTCAACAGCGTTCCTCAAAGACATGCGTGAGTTTGCTGCCGCAACACCATTCGAATTACCCGATCTCTTGACTGGCGCACGTCGCTTGATGGCGATGGGGTTTGCCGCAGAAGAAATCAAACCAATGTTGACATCAGTTGGTGATGCGGCATCAGGTTTAGGCGTAGGCGCAGAAGGCATCAATCGAATTACCCTTGCACTTGGTCAGATGAAAGCAAAGGGCAAAGTATCAGGCGAAGAAATGCGTCAGTTGGCTGAGGCAGGTATTCCAGCATGGCAATACTTAGCACAAGCAACGGGCAAAACAACAGCCGAGATGATGGCATTAGGACAAAAGGGCGCGATCCCAGCAGAAGAAGCAATCAAGGTTTTGATTTACGGCATGGAAAACGGCATTGGAACAGCGCGTGGCTTCAATGGCATGATGGATAAACAAGCCCACACAATGTCGGGTCTTGCGTCAACGATCAAAGACAACTTGCGTAATGCGTTCGTTGATTTCTTCAATGCTAACTTTGCGGAAAAAATGACAGCAATGTTGGAAAAACTAGCACCAGCCGCAGGAACAATGCTTCAAAATGTTCTCAAAGTTCTAACAGTATTCATTCTAAAATTTGGTCAAATACTTGGTGGGATCATGACGATCGTGAAACCATTATTTGAAAACTTCCTAATTCCAGCGTTCAAAGTTGCGGGTGCGGCGATTTTCATTGTGGTATCAGCATTTGCCGCACTTGGCGCAATGATGATGAAGCATCAAGGCATAATCACAGCCATTGTGAACGTTCTTGGTTTGCTTGCTATTGCCTATGGCGCACTTTATGTTGGCGCAAAACTTCAAATTGGTATTCAAGCACTTCAAGTTTTCTGGGGCAAACTTGTTACCATGTGGCAAAACAGACAGACAGTTGCAACTACAACATTGACCGCCGCACAACGCTTACTCAATTTGACAATGGCTTACAATCCGATCGGTTTAGTTATTGCCGCAGTTGCATTGCTTATTGGTGGATTTATTCTTCTTTGGAAACATTCAGACGGTTTCCGAAAAATTGTTATTGCAGTTGCTAAGGCTGGCGTAGATGCCTTTGCTTTCATTCTAAAAACTATTGGATTCCTTGCAGAAGGCATTTTGAAGATCGTTACAGGACCAATGCGACTCTTATTGAAAGGTCTATCGCTTCTTGGTGTGAAAGCCGCTGGTGACGCGTTAGATGGCATGAATAAGATGATCGACGGCGTTGGCAATTTCTTTGATGATCAAGCCAAAAAGGTTGAAGGTTTCAAAGCATCACTTGATAAATTAGCAAAAACAAAAGTCGAAGTGCCAGTCAAAGTTGTTACAGATAAGAAGGGCAAAACAGCAACAACAGCCCCAACGATCGATTTTGGTGCAGGAAAAGACAAGGGCGCACAAGGCAAAGCAGACACGCTTGCTGGTCAAGTTCAAGACCTCAAAAACGGCTTGAAGGCATACAACGACTTTATCAAAAATGACTTCATAACTGGATTCTTGCAAGATTCAACAAGTGCGCGAGATGCGGTCATGAAGGGTCTTGACGAAGTAAAGAAAGTATTTGATCTCAAAGCAAAGATGCTTTCAGGTAAAGCCCTTACTGACTTGAATAACGCGTTCAATAAACTAGATGATGTAGTTCGAGGATTTATCCCACAAGCAATGGCAACAGCCGCGCTTCTTGAACAAGTAAACAAAGATTTAGTAGCGGCTAATAAAGCATTAGAAGATGCAATTGCTAGACGAGAAGAAGCGGTTGCTAAATTTACAGCAATGCTTCGCAATCCATTTGGTGAGCCTAGCGAGATCCAGAAAGCATTAGGGTCAGCCGCTTCAACTGTTGATTCGATCATTGGCATGTATGACAACTTGGTTGAAGCAATCAATCAACGCTATGCAGGTCTTGATCAATCAGGCAAGAACGCACTCCTTTCAGCACTTTATGATCAGACAGCAAGCCTTATCAAACTTGCAAGAGAACGCGATGGTCTTATTGACACACTAGATACTCAAAAGAAAAAACTTGAAGACATTTTGGGCGCACAGGCATCTTTCAAGTCAAGTGTGACTGGTTCATTGCGTGATTTCGTAACCGCGCTCGCCGATCTTTCAAAGGGTGATTCTGCAACGACTATCAAGGTGATCAAGACAGCATCAGGACTTGTAGTTACTCAAATGCAAGCCGCTTCAAGCGGTGTTGACGCGATCACAACTCAACTAAAAGATCGACTTTCACAGGTCACAGCATTTGCTAACAACATCAACGCTTTGCTTGCTCGCGGTCTAAGCAAGGAATACATCGCACAACTCCTTGCCGCAGGACCCGAAGCCGCCGCATCAACCGCCGCGCTTCTTGCGATTGCTGGTGATGATCAGATTAGCGAAATCAATTCACTTTATACTCAAGTTGATGCGTTGACTTCAACATTTGGCGACAAAATGGCAGTCAGTTATTACGATCAAGCGGTCAAAGCACAAGAGGCATTGATCAAGGGAACACAAGACAAATTAGATGCAGTAAAGAAGCAAATGGATTCGATCACAGCATCGGTCACAGCATCACTTACACCTCTTGCAAGCCTTGGCACAAATCTAGGAAACGATCTTGCACAAGGATTAGTTGATTCATTGACTAAGCGTAAGGCTGAACTTGTAGCATTGGCAGAATCAATTGCGGCGGCTATTAGTGCGGCAATGGCGGCGGCACTTTCATCTATCGGTGTTAGTGGCGCGGCAACTTACATTCCTTCGGGCGGCGGCACACCGCCACCAGCAGTTGATCAAACACCAGCAGTTGATCAAACACCAGCAGTTGATCAACCTTACAACCCGCTTACTGGCAATACTCCTGATGCGCCGCCAATCGTGGCACAACAGAAAGCCGCTTCATCAGCGCTAACTAAATACACTATCAAGGCTGGCGATACTTTATCTGCTATTGCAAAGGCTAATGGCGAGTCACTTACTCAATTGCTCAAAGACAATCCAATTTTTACCTCTAATCCTAAGTATCAAAACGGCAACATGATCTGGGCTGGTGGAACAGTAAAAATTGCAAGTCCAGCAGAACCAGCAACAAACTACGCAGGTTCAGGCGCAGGAGTAAATACAACATCACTTGCTGGGATTATGGCGGCATCGGGAACAACAAACAATGTCAATGTTACGATCAACACGACTCAACCAGTTGATTCAGCAACAGTCGAGGCTTCAATGGCTAGAATCTTACGCAATACAGGAAGTGCGAGGTTCGCTGAATAATGGCAGTCACAACAATTGTTCCAGACGCAACAGTTTCGGGCGCATCGCTCTTTCAGTTAGTCGGTGGCGCGGCAACAGTTCACGCATCGATCAATGATGGTTCAGACCTTACATACATTCAGAAACAAGCGGCGGTTGTAGGACAAGCAGACGCAATCGTTGACTTTGGAACTTTTACTCTCTCAGCAAGTCAATTTATCAAACAAGTTCGTCTACGCGCTCGCGTTTCAACACCAACAACTGCTGGCAAGATCAACGTCTATTTAGGCGCACGTCTTAGCAATCAAAACTATTTCTTCTCGGGTCTTGCAGTAAGCGGTCAATTCACGTCAGCAACGACTTTTACAGGACCTTATTACAATTCCGCGCCTGATGGGTCATCATGGACACAAACCGCTCTCAATAACCTTCGTGCCAAGATTTCTGAGTATCGTGATACAGGCGTTCTAGGCAAAATTTATGAACTCTACATCGATGTTGATGTTGCAACTAAACCAACAGTCACAGTCAATTTGCCAACAGGATCAGTCGGTTCAACGACTACACCTGACGTTTCTTGGACATACGCTGACTCAACAGATAACACAACTCAAAATTACTACCAAATCAAAGTATTTACTGCCGCTCAATACGGCGCGGCTGGATTTAGCCCAACAACTTCAACTGCTGTTTATGATTCAGGGCAAATTGCATCATCTGACTCAAACGCAGTTGTTGGTTCATTACTTGTAACAGGTGCTTATCGTTGCTATGTTCGTGGCGCAAAAGACATCAATGGTTCGCCATTTTGGTCAGATTGGGCGTTTCAGTCATTCAGCGAAAGTTATTCAGCACCATCAGCACCAACAATGGCAGTTGCATGGACGGCAACTTTTGGTTACGCAACATTCACTCTTACAGGAGTTGCCGCAGGGTATTCAAGTTTATTTTATCAAGTAGAGCGATCAGATGATCTAGGCGTTACTTATTCAACGATCGATCTCGGAACAGCAGTTACATCAACCGCTGGCGCTGGCATAACTTACGATTATGAAGCCCCTCGTGGAATCACAGCGTATTACCGCGCTCGAACAGTAGGCGTTGATGCAAACGGCAACCAGTTCCCATCGGCTTATTCAACAGTTCAGCAAGTATTGATTACAAACGATTCAACTTGGTGGCTCAAAGTGCCTGACAAGCCTTCATTGAATACAGGGTCAATTCGAGTATTACAACAAATTGATACCACGATCGAAGAACCAACAACAACATTCAGACCCCTTGGCTCTTATTACCCTGTTGTTGTTGCGGGTCCAATTCAAGGCGAAGACGGCACATACGAAATCATGACAATTACAGAAGCCGAATGGACAGCACTCAAAGCAATCATGAAGTATCAAGGCACTTTGCTTGTTCAAGACCCATTTGGTAATCAAAAATACATTCGAGTCATTGACCGCACATGGCAAGCAAGCACAGTCAATGGAATTATTCATCGTGACATCAAATTGAAGTATGTTGAAGTGAATGGACACCCTGAATAATGTATGCCGCAAGCGCGGCGTTCAAAGCCGAAGTTAGAAAAAGTCATACCTCTGTTGCTATTGCCGAAGTATGGAACGCAGATCGTAAATTAGCGACCCTTGCTATTGATAAAGGTCGTGTAGCGGTAAGCACAAACAACACAATTCGACGCACCTGCGAAATTCATTTGACTACTGATCGCACAACAGCAAACCTTGTCCCTACAACAGGTTTTGACAACATCACTCCTTTTGGTAATGAATTGAAACTTTATCGGGGCATCAAATACCTTGACGGCACTACTGAATACATACCACTAGGCGTATTTGCTATCACAGATGTAATGATCAAAGATACTAACAATGGTGTTGAAATGAGTATTCAAGGTCAAGATCGATCACTTTACATTCAACGCGCTCGCTGGTCACAGCCTTACCAAATGCTTTCAACAACTCTTGAAGCATCAATTACTGCGATGCTTCAATACGTCTACCCAAATACCACAACAAACTTTCCAACTACAAACGTTACAGTTCAGCAAATTGTCTTTGGGGCAGATAACTCAAATGATCCTTGGTCTGACGCAGTAAGCCTTGCCGCTTTAGTTGGCTATGATCTTTTCTTTGACGTTACAGGCGTTGCCACGATGAAGAAGTTTCCTGATACATCAACCGCGTCAGTCGCCGCGACTTATGTTGAAGGCAAAAATACTTTGATCACAGCAATTGATCGCACGATCAGTTCTAAAGATACATTCAATGGAGTTATCTACACAGTATCGGGATCAAAGATAACTACTCCAATTCGTGTTGAAGTGTGGGATGAAGATACAACTTCCCCAACTTATCGCTATGGTGTATTTGGTCAAGCCCCAACATTTATCAATTCAAGTGTTTTACAGACTACGGCTGAGGCAACCGCCGCCGCTACGGCACTTCTTTTTACATACATAGGCTCACAGGAACAGATCAACTGGATTTCGCTTGTCGACCCTTGCCTTGATGCAAACGATGTTGTCTATGTCGCAACAAATGGGTCTAAAGTCAGCCGCCTATTGATCATTGATGCAATCGACATTCCACTAGAATCATCAGGGACAATGAACGCAACCGCTCGCACAGTTCGCTATTTGAACGCCTCAGACACAGTAACGGTAGGTAACTCATAATGAGCATTGAAAACTCTTTCAAAACGATCGTTGCTCGAAATACCCCTTTTGCTATTCAGCATGCCGTAGTGACGGCAAACTCCTTTTCGCCTAACGTTGTCAGTATTCGGTTGATGGGCGCAACAAACGTTCTCACAGGCATTAGGTATTTGAGTTCGTATAGCCCGACAGTTAGTGACGTTGTTCTTTGCATGATCAACCGAAACGACATCTTTGTTTTGGGCAAGTTAGCCTAATTATTGCCTAACAGGAAGTTATACTAAATCCCATGACCCTGCCTCAAATCATTGCGACAGTCAGCGCAACGTTGGCAGGTCTAGTATCGTTTCATTTCCTCTTTACTAGAATGGTTTGGAATCCCGTGAAAAAATCTCTTATTGAAGAAATGAAATCAGAGTTAGATTGCCGCCTAAACCCAATACTCAGATTAGTGTCGCAATTGGAAACCAACGGGGGATCACACCTTGCTGATAGACTCATCAGGGTGGAAGAACGTCAGGCAGGGGTAATGACTCGCCTAGATGATCTATTCGACCTCGTGAAGTCACAGAAGGAGTAAAAATGAGTTCATCAATGAAGGCAATGATCGATTCTTATGTTCGCAACTTGATCGGCGCTGCTGTTTCAGCAATTGCAATCGTTGGACATGGCGCAAGCCCACTTACTTTCACAGCCTCACAATGGGCTGACGTTTCAAACGCACTTTGGGCATCTTTGATCCCTGTCGTCTTGCGCTACATCAATAAGAAAGACCCTGCATTTGGCAAGGTCGCCGCCCCACTTCTTGAAGAAGCAAAAAAGACAACTGCTAAGGCGATCAAAAAGACAGCCAAGAAAGCACCAGCAAAGAAAATCAAATAACTTTTAGCAAAGGGCGTTTATTATGAGCATTACAAGTTCCTCAACTGGTGTCAATCAAACATTCGTACCAGTCGACAACCTAATCGACCCTGTAAATAAATTCCGCACATCTGCACCACAAGCATTGATCGATACCGACTTTGAATACGGAACACAGGTTTCAAAGTGGGAAAATCTAGGTCTTGTAAATAATCGCCCATTCACTTTTGCATCAACACAGCAGATTCCTAACGTTCAGTCAATGGTATGGAACTCAAATTCACGCCTTGTTACTGTAACTCTTGCAACAGGCGTAGCCCCTGCAAACGGAACGCCTATCTATGTTCAGGATGCGCTTACTTCCCCTATCAATGGTAACTTCATCATTGATTCAGGTGGTGGAACTGGCGTGTTCTATTTCCTTGCTCGATCAACAAACAACACAGCATTTACTGCTGTCTTCGATCCATACAAAACAGCAATTTACACAGGAACGGCTTATACAGGCGCGGCACTTCCATCAGGCGGTTACTATGTAACGCTCGGCGCAACAAACCCAAAGCAAGTGACTGTTCAAATGACTTCGCCTCATGGTCTTGCAATTGGTAACGAAATCCTAGTAACAGGCACTACGGGAACAAACCCGCCTAATGGCGCATTTGAAGTTGCTGGAATTTCTGATCCTTTGACATTTACTTACTATGTCAACACAACGCCTTCAAGCATAGGTTTCAGTTCTATGAACGTTTTTGTTCGTGGACAAGCACAATTTTTGCACCGCCCATTTGATGGTGGAGTTATTTTCTCAGCAAATGGCAACTCAAACTTTGAAACTGCAATTCGCCAAACCCGACGTTATTTCCGCTACCAGTCAGGTAAAGGTTTGCAGATGTCTTCGGGAACAATTCTAAAACCAAACCTTCAAATTGACTCAATGACAGCAAACGCATTGACACCAAATAACACAGTTACAGTTACAACAAAAGAACGCCACAACTTGCAAACAGGCGCATCTATCAAAATTGAAGGCGTAACAAATGACACAGGTTTCAATGGAACATGGACAGTTTCAGCAGTTACAGGCTACAACACATTTCAGTTTGTGAATTCAAACGGTCTAACAGCACTTACTGCAACTGGTATTTTCTATGTCCTTGTTATGGGTTGGTATGGCGCGTCATCTCGTCTTGGTTTATTTGATGATCAAAATGGCGTATTTTTTGAGTTTGACGGCGCAACGCTCTACGCGGTTCGTCGTAACTCAACATTCCAGTTGCCGGGGCGTTACTCAGTTTCAAACGGCTCAAATACTGTTAGTCGCACAACTTCGTCTTTTCCAACCTATAACCTTGCTGAATTGAACATCGGTGACTTTGTTGTTATTCGTGGTCAAAGTTATCGCGTTCAGGACATTGCAGATAATGAAAACTTTACGATCACACCAGCCTATCGAGGAACAAACGCATCTCACGTTCAAATTTCATTGACTCGCGATCTAAAAATTCCTCAATCACAATGGAATCTTGACAAGATGGATGGCACAGGAGCATCGGGATACAACATTGATCTTTCAAAGATGCAGATGTTCTACATCGACTACTCATGGTATGGCGCAGGAACTATTCGTTGGGGATTTAGAGCGGCAAACGGAACTGTTACTTACTGCCATAGAGTCATCAACAACAACACCAACACAGAAGCCTACATGCGTTCAGGTAACTTGCCAGGACGTTATGAAACTCGTCAGTTCCCACCTATCACAAAACTTGCAAGTGCGGTTCTTGTTGGCGATGGAACGATCGTTTGCACCGATAACTCAACGTTTCCAACGAGTGGAACGATCGTTGTTCGCAACTCAACACAGTATGAGTTTATGAATTACACAGGCAAACTTGGTAATACTCAATTTACTGGCGTTACTCGCGAAAAAGCAGGAAACGTTGCAGGTGTTGTGCTAACAATTGGCGCAGGATCAAACACAGGAACAGTTGTGAGTGCGACAGGACTTCAAATTGGTCAACGTGTTTATGACTTGACAACAAATTACATTCCAGAAGGCGCATGGATTACAAACATTGTAGGAACAACCATCACTTTGAACGTTGCCGCAACAGGTTCTAACCCAACCGTTGTATTTGCCCCAATGGGATTTGGTCAGCCACGATCATTTTCATACACAGCAGGAACGTCACCAACAAGCATTGAACTTGCATGGCCGACTTTTGCACCAACTGTTTCTCACTGGGGAACATCGGTGATCATGGATGGTCGCTTTGATGATGATAAGTCGCTTCTCTTTACTTATGGTCAGACAGCGTTCACAACACTAGGACCCGCAGGTGGTTTGACAGCAACAGCAACAATGAACGCTACAAACACTATTACTGTTACCAACCCATTGATCGTTGCAGGTCACTCCGTTGTGGGAACTTACATCAATTCAGGAACAGTCGTTGTTTCAAACAACGGATCAACTGTCACTTTGAACCAAGCCGCGTCAGGTTCAGGTTCTGCATTACTTACATTCTCAGGCGTGACAACAAAGGCACTTATGTCGATTCGCGTTGCGCCGTCAGTTGATAATGGTCAAATTGGACCATTTGGTTCGCGTGAATTGATCAACCGCATGCAGTTAGTTCTTCGTGCGCTTGACGTGACAACTCGTACCGCATCATCTAACTTACTTGTAACAGCCGTTCTAAATGGCGTTCCAACAGGTGCAACATCATGGACAAACATTGTAAAAGGCGACACAACAGTTGCTAATTCATCACTTGCACAAATTGCTGACTACGGCGGTGGTTCAACGATCACAACTGGTGGTGAAGTAACTGGTGGATTCTTCCTCAATCAAACATCATCGATCGACCTTGAGCGTGTTCGCGATCTTGGTAACGCAATTTTGGGCGGTGGAATTTCTTTGACATCAAACGCTGGCATCTATCCCGATGGACCCGACGTATTGACAATTCTTGTAACTAATCTAGCAGGCGGCGCAACAGCAGACGTTGTATCGCGTCTTTCTTGGTCGGAAGCACAGGCATAAAAAATGAAGCGTTCTTCCCCCAAAGAGCGCAAAAAGATAGCCGCAGAGGTTATGCGATTATCTCCTTTGTTGCTTATCTTAGGTTCGTTGTTTGCCCCAGCACAAGACGCTAGCGCGTCATGTATAACAACAGCCCAAACTATCGCGACCGCATCAACTGCGGCAACTGTATTGAATACAGAAGTGCCTGTAACAGGGTCAGAAACCGCCACAGCAACGCCTGTAATCGTTCAAGACACCTGCGGTGGTGACGATGTTTCATACC